AGTACATCAATCTGTCCCGGTGGCACGAAGTTCGATAATTGAGGTGTCTGCAACATCTGACCTGTCAGAAGTCCGGTCAGTTCCTGCTGTGCCTGTTGTCTCAATCCGACACGTTCTGCCAGTTCAGACTGACGACGCTGCTGCCCGTAACCGATGCGATCCAGTACATCACCACGTTCGGCCTGTCGTCTGGTCAATTCCCTGCCGAATACATCCGCCTGTCGCGCTTCGCCTCTTCCAATAGCGTCCTGTGCGATTGCGGAGAGCAAACTAGCTTTCTGGTTTCCATACCTTCTTTGTACATCTTTGAAGAACTCAGAGCCTTCAGGCTGGCCGATGTTCGCCAAGTCCTGTATCTGGCGTTCCTCCGTTCTTTGGAGTTCCGGTTGCAATAGTTCTAATGCCCGAGTCGTGTATTGCTGTTCTAATGCTGCCTGATCTTGCTCACCAGGAATAGCCCTTACTCCTGATAAATCGAAATCAGGACGTGCTGTTAGACCTTCTGCCGTCAATTGAGTCGTCGGTAATTGTCCCGCAAGCGTTGCACCTACACCACCAAGTGTGATGCCTCCGATTTCCTGTAGCTGTCGGATAGCTTTCTGTGCCGGTGTTTCAGTCAGCCGCAATGCTCTCCCGCCTTCAGGCGTAAAGCCGCCCGTTGGTGTCGACGTACCAAACTCTAACGTACCGCCAGGAGTAAACTGCGTTATGCGGTTCGCTCTTGCCTGTGCTTCTGCCAGTTCTACCGGACTGGGCTGCTGCGGAACTGCGGGTGAACTGCTACTCTTTCCCACACCACTTACTCCTCATAAATTCGTCTTTTAAATAACCATAAATCAGCATATCTCGACCGTTCATCATCTTTCGTATTTTGCCTTCCACCTGGAAGCCAAGTCCTTCACATAATTTCCGAGATCGTTTGTTCTTCGGATGAATAAGCGACGTAAGACGGTGGCACCCCATTTGCTCGAAAGGATAAGCAAACAACGTATATATCGTCTGTTTTGTGGCCCAGCGGGGTGAATCCGCTGCAATGGCTACGTCACAGTTGCCGGTATCCCAGACCCAATAAGCTACACCGGCGATTAACCGCCCTTCCCTTGCTACGGCAAGCGTCGAGCAATTCTTGAAATCATTTACAGTCGTATCCCTTATTCGGGATTCGATCCATTCTTTAATCTGTTCGCTCTGTTCTGTTACAATCAGCGCTTAAATTCCGTAAATCAGATGACCAATACCACTTTCCGTCAATCAGAACTCGGCCAGTCGTGGATGGGGGAATTCCCTGTTGCATTTCCATCCGAGTCTGTGGGGGTATCAAATAATAACTTAAACTTCCCCAGGTTATCACACGCATTAATCTGTCCCTCGATTGTCGTACAAGCACTGATTACCGCAGCGCGATAAGTCGCAACATCACTATCAATCGTTCGATCTCGCTCAACCTTGGCTACTACTTGCCAATCCGACTCGAAAAGTAAAGCACGCGCTCTGTTTTTCGTCTCTGCAATCCAAATAGTTTTTAAACTATCGAGACTTTTTTCAGTCTTGTTGTACGTTAAATCTTCGTTTTGCGTCCATGTGTAGAATCTGTTGTCAGGTTGCGGTTCTGGTGTGAACTCAGTAATACCCATCGACTCCTTGTATTCCGCCGTCCAAATTTGCCAGTTGCTTGGATGAGTTATCCCATCCACATCGGTCCAAGATTTCCCAGCTTGGATAATTTGACCCTGTGCTGTTTTAAACATTTAGATATCTCCTAGTCATCACGCTGGAACCCACGATGCACATGCAGCCGATTGGTTACAATACGAACCTGTTGCAACAGATATTGTACGAGGAGATTCATCACTAGTTGTGGCAGCACCAGCAGTCGAATTAACGGCTGCACCAGCATCACCTCTGTTATTTTCAGTCAGACCTGTCCAAGTCTCTGATCCCAAACTACTGCTACCACAGGAACAGGCAATAGCTGCACCATCTTCTTCTGTATCTACCGAAACCGTCAATGTTTGATTTGAACAGCTATTGATACCAGCGGTTGCTGTATCATTAGCAGCAACTACACCAGGTCCAGTCAGGCGATAGACACCTATTCCACAACCACGGTTTGAAGAGTTAGTAGTTCTACTCAGAGTGACAACTACATCTCCTGAAGTGCCAGTTGGAACCGCAGCAGCAACAATACCAGTAGTTGAGGTATCAATAGAAGAAGTACCTCCCTCTTGGTTGGTGCCTTGGACTATAATAGTCGCAGTGACACCTCCAATAGTGACACCAGAGATCGCACCATATACGTTGGAAAATCCAGCAGAGACTGTAACAGCTATAATTCGTGAATCGTCAGCAGTGCCGTACGCCATAGAACTGAATGTGAATGAACTTGCGTTACCCGCTGTAATGCCGCTGTCCGTAAATGAATAAGCCACAGCAGTTTTACCTGCTGCACCTCCAAACATCTGTGTTCCGAATACAGGCATTAACTAAACGCCAACTGTACTGCGCCAAGTTGGATGCGTGCCGACGCACTCACGAAATATGGTATTACATCAAGAGCGCTGCCAGCAGTACTAAGTGTAATTCCACCACCGGCTGCAGTTTCGTAATCAGTTCCCAGACTTAATGTTCTTGATCCAGTACCATCCTGAATACAAACGATAACTCCGCTTTGCCCGATCTGCTCTGTACTGGGATTGGCTAATGTGACGTTGCCTGTAAATGTCAGTACGAAGTTTTGATTGGCAGCAAAATCTAACGTAACACTTCCTGTATTTGAAGTATCTGTATCCGTAGTAGCTATCAGAGTTCCAGTTACTGTAGCCCCAACAGTAGTTGTCGCAAATTTTGCAGAGTTGTCATAGTACAGCGTTGCTGCGCCGTCATCTGCGAAAGTTGCCATCGTTTCGCCAGACCCTATAATATCAACCTGAGAACCTTGTATCTTCAGGTTGCCTGTTCCGTTGTCCACAATATAGCTATTCGACGCATCGTGATAAATTTGAAGATCACTGCCAGCACCCCACATAGCCTTGGCATCGTCAGGAAATAGAATATCGTCCGTGCCTGTTGGAACAGTAAATACTGTACCATCTGCATCATTCTTCACTGTGATATCTGAGGTCGAGCCTTGCCCCGTAAGTATTAAACCTTCAGCACTCGTATACCCTATAGCAGCATTGTCCGAAGCGGCTGTATCACCAGCGGGTTCTATTGTTCCCGTAGCCGTGACGTTGCCAGCGACAGCAAGAACAGAACCGTCAAACGTTAGATTAGCTTCTCCGTTAATTGTAGCGGAATCAACAGATGTGATAACTCGGTTATCTGTAGAATTAGTATAGGATGTGACTGCGGAAGTGGAAGAAGCCCATGCGATATCGGTTCCATCGCTAGTCAATACATAATTTGCTGAACCTACCGTAAGAGCCGCTGGATCACCGCTAGCATCTCCATAGATTATCTTGCCGCGAACTAATCCAGCCATTTTAGCAAGAGAGACAGCGTTATCTGCAATAGTTAATGCACCATTCGTCGCTATAGCCGCATCACCAGAAATCACTACGGGATTGAAGTTTGTTCCATCTGCTATTAAAGCCGCACCGCTTGTGTTGGTTGCCATAACCAAATCATCGCCCGAGATTGTTAAATCTCCTGCAATGGTAACGTTTGTTGTTCCCGTCGGGATTGAGATAACATCTCCATCCGCATCGTTTTTGATAGTTACATCGTTGGTAGAACCTTGGCCGGTTAAGATAAGACCCTCGGCTGAAGTGTAACCAACTGCTGCCTTATCACTGGAAGCAGTATCCCCCAGTGGTTGAAATGTTGCATCGGTAACGATTTCTTTTACTGCACCGATACCACCGTCAGTCTGAATCGACCCACTCGTTCCACTGGTGCTATCTGTAGCATCATCAGTACGGATAACACCTTTAAATGTAACGCCTGTTGTACCTGTTGGAACGCCAAAAACTTCACCATCAGCGTCATTTTTTAACGTGACATCATTCGTACTTCCTTGACCCGTCAGGATCAGCCCTTCAGCAGAAGTGTACCCTATAGCAGCATTATCGGCTGCTGCCGTATCACCATCAGCATTTAACGTTCCAGCGGTGAGATCACCAACCACATCGACATTTGTTGCACCTGTCGCAATCGTAATTACATCAGCGTCAGCATCATTTTTTATCGTTACGTCGTTCGTAGACCCCTGACCCGTAATTATTATACCTTCCGCCGAGGTATAGCCTATAGCAGCGTTATCACTGGCCGCAGTGTCGCCGTCCGCATTCAAAGTAGAAGCAGTTAAATCTCCAACAACGTCTACGTTTGTAGTGCCTGTGGCTATACCAAGAACTGTCGCATCTGCATCATTTACAAGAGTAACGTCATTCGTTGAACCTTGGCCTGTTATGATAGCCCCCAACACGCTAGTGTAACCAAAAGCAGCGGTGTCACTAGCAGCGGTATCACCGTCAGGCTTGAATGTCGCTGCGGTGGCATCTCCAACAATGTCTACATTCGTTGTGCCTGTCGCAATAACCAGGACATCAGCATCGGCATCGTTCTTGACTGTGACATCGTTCGTTGAGCCTTGGCCGGTGAGTATTAAACCTTCTGCGCTTGTGTAGCCCATCGCAGCGTTATCGCTCGCTGCGGTATCCCCATCTGCATTAACAGTAGAGGCAGTTACATCTCCGACTATATCTACATTCGTAGTCCCTGTGGCTACTGTTAAAACAGCCGCATCCGCATCATTCTTTACCGTTATGTCGCTTGTGGAACCCTGTCCTGTAAGAATGAGACCTTCCGCGCTTGTATACCCTATCGCAGCGACATCACTTGCTGCCGTATCGCCACCCACAACTAGTTTGCTTGTCGTTGATACTGACGCTGTTGAAAGTTTTAATGTCGAGTCCGTACCTTCGCCATCGGAAACAAAACGAAGAGTACTATCAATCCCGGCATTGGAGTTCGAGACTTGCAGCAAGTCCTTGTATGTATCTTTGGGTTTCTTACCAGTTAAAGCCGCCATCTAAAAAATTCCTTGTCCTGGTTCTAATTGATATGTCAGCGAATGCCATTCGATATCATCTGCTGTTGACACTCGTAGTCTTGCCCCGATTGCATAACCAACTCCTGTCGATGCAATCCATTTTGCGACAACACTAGACAATGCCTCTTCCCAGTCTGTCTCCCAATCTTCCCAATCCGGTGTAATATTTTCCCACGTTGAACCAGCTTCGATCAGCGTAAGTTCTGTCGACGGTATTCCACGACGCTGAAAATCAAACTGCGGTGCTATGGAAACACTTACGGAGCCGGTTCCTGCAAATACAGGACGCAAAGCTGACACACGCTTTAATATACCCCTGGCATCGAAATAACTATATGCAGTCTCGGCATCTCCGGCAATGTTTGCAGTATTGTCCGTGTTTCCGTCGTCGGCCTTCATTATTTTGCCATCAGTAGTGCCGAAATATAAGTTTTCATTATACCGGCCCCAGCACCTAGCATTCATATCTACAAATCTGGCCCAGCTTAATGTCTCGGTATTCATCGCAAACTGGTCAAAATCTACCGTGCTATTTGGTATATTCAGCAATAAGAGTCGACCCTGCGTATAAGTAGGATGATAGATAAGCTGCCAACCGGGATCAGTCAGCTCGTTTTTCGCAATCAATGCCGGATTGATCTTGTCGCTAACAACGCCTTTTGCTTCTAACTGTCCTGCAGAAGCAACCCCAGACATAGAAACAACTCCGCCTTTGGTAGCAATAACGAGATCACTTCCAACTCTTACAATAGCTCTGACATCTAAAGGATCAGGAAGTCTGTAAACACCTACCAGATTCCAGTTCGATGCAGGATCGTCGCCTTCATAGACAATCGTATCTCCCGAGGACATGACGAAAACAGCAAGATCATTACCAATCCCGCCACCTACCCAATCCTCGGAACCTCCTGCGACATTCCACGAACCAGCGCAAACAAGATTGCCACCAAATCCACCTACTCTTGATAGAGGAAATTTCGTTAAACTTCCCCCCAAAGTATTTGTTGCAGAATACCAGAAGTCCTGTGAGTTAGTCTCCCAGAAAAAACTACGGGATTGATGCCCCATAACTCCGGTTAGATTCGTCACTGTTAAACCTGTACCGGATACAGTCATATTAGAAAACGAAGAACCATCATAAACGAGGGGAGTATCAGTCCCGTTCACCCAGCCCATTGAACCATTGAAGTTTAGCGTTTCCCAGCGGTTCGCTGATAAACCACTTTTCAAAGAAGAAGCAGTCGTGGTGCTTACGTCGTAAATATTGCCGTTCGCTCCAGCAAGTAGTTGTCTGACAGTCGTAGCATTATACTCTACCAATGTATCTACGTTACTTGACCCTATCCCTGACGTTACATGCTCTGTGTATCCCCTTCGCAGAACAACCTTTCCTGTACCTGGGAACCAATTATCTAATGTAACCGCATCCTCTGGCGGCATAATATCGAGTGCATCTCGCCGGTTCCAACCACCAATCGGGGAAGGGATAGTTTGAGCAACCATTATTCGCCATAACCCGTATCAGGAAGATTGACGGAAAATGTAGGAACAGGTGGTGCCATATTAACGTGCTGTCCTCCTCCTCTTTCACGGGCGAATATGTGCTTGATCCAATCTCTTGAATCCTGCTTTTGCTCTTCAAAAGGAAAACCAAAAGCTCGTAAAGCTCTCCACCATGCTTCCCGAAATAATAAATCTTCATCTAAAACCGGGACATCTGTGTCTGCTTCCCAATTCGATTGCAACGAACCTCCTGAAGATGCACACCAGAGATTTGAAATAAACTGAAAGGCTATCGTTGCTGCAGGGGGATTCTCTAATTCTATTTTAAGCGTATTCTGTGGCGTGCTTCCCGCTGAACCGCTAGGCGTCAATCTCCATCGAACTTGTAACCCCAGATCAGAAGTAATCGCTCCCTTGAAATACTGCCATTGTGCAGGAGTCAAAGGTCCAATCATTTGCAGATTATTAGTGCGATCCCACAAAGTACCGGGGATCATTCTCTCGAATCCACTGGGCAATGCGTAGGCCGCAGTATCCGCAGCGGCTGTGAATGTATGCTCCTCAGTCAAAACAGCCCAATCATGATTGTCGCGTATCCACTTCGCACCAGCTTGCATTACGGAAAATAGGCGTACAGCCGTCGCTTCTGTATTGCTAATAACCGTACTCGGTTGGATAACTCCGAGTTCGTCAGCTACCGCTTGGGATATCGTCAGCAGAGACATCTATCTTTTTCTTTCGCTTGTGTTTGGATTGGGATTCAACTGCCGCTCGTAATTCTTTATTCTCCTGGAGCATTGCTTCCATCTGCTCTGTCAGTTTTTCAACCTTGTCCAGTGCTTCGTAAATTACACCATCATCTTTTGATGTGGCTAAGTGAGCTATCGCTTGTTGTTTTAACGTCATCAGACCTGTCACTTGTTGTGTGCCACCATCTGATAAAGAAGCTACATCCTCGATAGTGTAGATATTCAACGCCTTTAATTCTGCAACTTGTGCGTTATTCAGAATAGGCCACTGATTAATCGGCGTTCCGTTAATGGGTTGTTCTATCCCCTTCTCAAAGGCTTCCCATTGCTTCGGCCAGCGTTGCCTGTGTTCCTCAAGCACTTTCGTGTCCGGCACATTTTTATTATCACCGGGGCTTATGATTGTAACAAAAGGAATCTGATCGAATATCGGTCTGCCTTCTGTAATAGTTTTCGCTTTATTCTGTTTTGCTTCCATACGAAAAAGAGGTCGGCATATATCTTTGTTATCGACCGTAAACTCCATTCCAGTTTCCGCATCGTACATACTTTTCTCCTAAAAAAGTAAGGGGGTCACGCAAAGGGAGGGAACGCGCAACCCCCTCATCCCGCTTAATACGGGAAGTCGCAGACGATTTCCTTGTCAGAAATATCACCTGCTATTGCACAGACATTGTCTGTTACCGCACCCGACACATCCAGTGTCCCATCGGCTGAACCAGTGGGAGTTAAAGGATCACCGTCTGCACCAGCAGTTAAAGCGAGAGCAAGAGTTGCCGGTCCCTGAATCTGGAACCACGCATACTCTGTATCGCCTGGAGCGGACTGGCAAACGCCAGCACCAATCTCCACGGAATCAGACAGATCGGAACTGCAAGTGTGATTTTTGTATCCGTCAAGCGTGTA